TCCAGTCTTCGAAGGCCTTTCTGAGGTCTTGAGAATCTACTGACGAATCATATACTTGAATTGTCCAGTCAGCGTAGGATCTTTCACCTGAGAATTTAGTAACACGACCCATCCAAGGCACTGGAATAACACCAATTGAAGAGCCTGGAAGTTGTGTTGCTTTGCAGTAAATATCGAACTCAGTGAATGAAGAATTTACACCTGATGGGAACGCACCCGAGATGGTGAAGCGATTTGGACGCACACCATTGAATGCACCTCTAAAGTTTGTAATGCCTGATGCCATTTATATTTTCTCCTTGTTTTTAGTATTAACTACTTTATTTATGCCTCAAATTACTCGCCAGGAACTCGTTCGCCTGGATATAGGGTATCCAAGAGATTCTTGTTAGTAAATGTGAGTCTTACATAATTGATTGCGGTTGTTGGTTTGACGAAAATATCAGCAACGAAAACTCTCGCCTGAATCAAGTCAGGTGGATTATTGGATGCATCGCAAACAATCTTGTAATCAAGAATACCTCTAGCGGCAAGAACTTGACGCATGAGTGATTCGGCAGCAAGACGGAAACGGGCGCGAGTTGCTTCGTCATTTTGTTCGAAGAGAATCGAACGAGCAACTGGAGCAATAACCTTGCGGAGATAGAGGAACAGACGAGAAACATTTACACGGGAAAGTGTTGATGTATCTACTTCGCCAGTCTTATCACCGAAGAGAACAGTACCTTCGCCTGGGAACGAAACTACAGGATTGATGCCAGCATCATAGAGAAGGTCTTGTTGCGCTGGGGTTGGATTTGTTTCAAGGCGAACAAGATTGAGAATTCTACCACGAACTCTACCTGCTGGTGAATACCATGGCTTGTAGTCGCGGTCTGTACGAACTACACATCCAGCGACATCTGGGGTGAGATTTGTGGTAATGAAACCAGAATTTTCACCAAGAGCGTTGATGTGAACCTTGTTACCCCAAACATTCATGTAGAATTGATTTTCGGTTCCAGTAATTTTAGTAGCGGATGATGGTTGGGCAGTTACACCAACTACACCGATTACTGCTTGATCGGTAAGAGCCTTAGCATCTACGAGTGCTTTGATTTGACCATATGCAGCATCACTGGTATCACCCATGAATACTACATCAAATGCAAGGAAGGTTCCTGCGAGAGAACTAGAAGAAGTTGCATATGAATCAGAAGTAAATCCTACCAAGCAACCGCCGCCGTATTGGAGGAAGTTGTGAACAGCCCACCACTCTTTTACCCAAGGTTTGACGGAATTAGCACCTGGTGTAACATAAGCTGCAGCAGAAACACCGATTTCTGCTTGTAGTGTACCACCTGTAAATGATGCTGATGCAGCAATAAGTGAATCTTCTGCATAGCTTCTAAGACGACCATACCAGTCGCCTAAATTCTCTACCAGATATAAACCAGCAGCGGTTTCGCCTGGATTTACACCTAAATCTTTCAAACCATTTAAAGAAATCATTGCGCCATTTGTTCTGCTGAATGTCTCAGAACTTGGCACGACTATCGACTCGTCTACTACTCGAATTGTGACATTTGGTCTAGCCATTTTTTCTCCTTTATATTATTAAGTTTAATATACCTTTCAACTAATATATATCAATTTTAATTTTTAGAAAAACCACTCCTTGGAATTCAAATTCTCGTTGAGTATATTTATCTTTACAGGTTTTTTGTCAGAAACCAACCATAAATCGTTGTCGATAACTTCCATTTTACTGTTTGTCGCCCCTCCATCATCAAAAAATCCAAATGGCATAATGTCAGACTCTATTCTTTCGATTTCGTCTGCGAACATTTCAGTTCTAACATCTAAATTTGTCAAATTTTTGAAAAAATCTTGTCTAGTCGCCCATGAGAACAAAACCAAACACATTACCAAATCGTCATTGTGTCCCTCATCTGCCTCGAAACTATTCTTGGCTGCGATGAAGGTGGTCAATTCATCAATCATTTCTATGTCTTCAACAATTAACTTTTCTTGCTCTATTAAATTTTTAAGAACAGAACATCCTAATTTTTTGACAAGGGTTGTAGTTCGAACACCGAACTGTTGTCCTTTTGATCCACCAAATTCACTAATGACTTGTCCTTTTCTTCCGAGTTGATTTACTTTTATTAAATTCTCATACTCCAAGTCTGTGTGTAAGATGTCCGCAACTTGACCGCCAATATCATTTACCTCTACTAATACATAGGCGCTATTATATCTTTTTCCTATGGAACGAATAATTGAAGGTAGTACCAGTGGGGAAACAATATTATTTCGATATTTTGCCACTACCTTATATGGCATTTCAGTAACATCTATTACTACAATTGCACTGTAATCTTTTCCCTGACCTCTGGATGTATCAACCGTGATAAAATAAACATGATCTTTGGTTTCATCATCTGTTTGCTTTACAGCATCGTCATATACCCAAAAACCATCCTTATTTTTGACCTTTGGTGGTTTATAGACCATCGTATTCAATTTACTAGATGAAATCAGAGTATTACTCGAGCCAATAAAATCACATTCAAACTCTTGCTGGAATTGCCTTTCGGATGTATTTTCTATTGTTCTCTTTTTCCAGTTTTCATCACGCAGAGGACCGCCTGGGTATTCTGGAACCTGATACCAGTGAACTTCTACTGCTGCGTACTCATTTGATTTAGTTATAGCACCCTTCCAGAAATGATAAAACATATTCAAACCATTAGGAGTAGAGATTATAATAACTTGAGTAGTCTGTCCTGCGGTAATTGTTGGATATACTGAGTTAAAAAACTCTTCAGCGATTCCTGAAGGAACATGGGCGAACTCGTCCAAGAAGATTATGTTGAAAGAACCACCACGAATTGCGGATGAAGATGTTGCAGCAGCAAGAATACGAGAACCATTCTCAAGTGCAATTGAACCTTTGTTCCATTCGACTACTCCCTGTTGCAGCCACCAAGGAAGATGTTCATATGCTTCCCTTACTCTTGCGAGAATTTCTCTAGATGTCTGAAGTTTATTTGCCAATATAGCAATATTCATGCTTTGGTTAAATACGGCACGATGTAGAAGATAACAACACGCAATTGTTGTCGTCTTTCCACTCTGACGAGGCATCTTTCCAATAACGAATCTATTATTTTCTAGAGTTTTTACCATTTTCTCTTGAAAGTCGTACAAGTCAAATGGAACCAAACCTTTATCTAGAGAAATAACCTTAATATACTTTTTAGCAAAATATATTGGATCGTTGGCACATTTTAAGTATTCTTCTACCTGTTCTTTGGTAAAGTCTATCTTTATGCCTACTGGTTTTAAGTTTTGATTATTTAAATAACCTTTTTGTTTTGGATTACTCATGTTCAATTATTTCATTATCTATTTTATTTCTACTTCTTGATTTATTGAGAATATTCTGTAAATCAGTAGTAGATCCAACATATATCGAATTATTTGTTGTTGATATATTTTTAACTTTTTCTTTTTCAGCGTCATTTGCCTTTTTATGCAAATCAATTAAATCTTTATTCATTTCGCTGAGAGTCTTCAGCATCATCGAAACAACTTCATATGCTCTGGGTGAATCACCTGCTGCGGCAACTTTCATTATTCCATCCATTGCCTCCATACCAGAATGTATCATTTCATTGATATTATTTCTAGCTGATTCAAAGTCTGAATTTAAAAGATTTTCTCGTTTTTCTCTTTTTATTCTTTGTAATTCTTTTTTATCTACAGTTATTTCTTTGATGGACGGTTCATAATTTATATTCAGTGCTTCTGATATTTTTTCATCAGACATCATATCCTCCATGTTATTGTATTTGCTCCAACATCACCTGTATATCCGAAGTCTTCAATCAGAGTTGCAGTTCCTGCTGTCAGACCATCAAACATATTCACATCTACATCTTCAATTAGATTACTTGTTTCTTGCTTGATTCTTCCGTATAAATATGTCTTGGCTGTAAAATCAAGAATACTTGTAATGTTTCTTCGAACCTCATATGTTCCTTCATAGTCTTCTGACATATTGACTGCATTCAAAATAATTGGAATATCAATTTGAGAATTCAGACTATTCATATTCAAAGATACAGTAAAATCTGGACTAAAGTTAGGAAGTATTTGTTCTAATATTTGTAGATTATCATCTATATGACGAGAGAAAACATACAGTCCAAAGTTTATATTATATGGTGTGGCAGTCCATGTGCTAGATAAAGTATTATTTGTTTCCGAGAATATATTTTTGAGTTTATTCACTCTTCTAGTGGGATCATATACCATAGAAGTGATATCAAATCCCATCATTGGTAATGTCATCTGAACATGGACATTATCTGTTATTCCGCTATCTGCGATTATTTTTCTAATAAACTTCTCTTTAGGACCATATGATATTGGTACTCTAATTTTATTGGTAGCAGTTTGATTTGCATCGTATCTATCAATATACAATTGATTGAATATAGAACCAAACGCGGCCACTAATTTCTTGAGTGATTGATTATAATAACTGGAATTTATTCCAAACATCAATACCTACCTTCTGAGAATGGATCGGTTTCTGTGAAATCTATTATAGAATTACCCCTAAACTGCAAAAGGTCATTATCCTTCACTGCTGTTTCTGATAATGGGTCTTTTGGTATCTCTATCGTTGTAGTATCTACATTTGTGACATAGTATTCTACACCTGAATTTCTTCCTTTTATAGACATACCACTTCCATAGGAAATAGTACCGTATAGGTCTGTAAGATACAGAGTATTGAATGTTGTTCCATATATTGCTTCTATAAGTGTACCAGTTGCTGTTGCCGCTGAATATGTTGCACCAGAACCAGTGACACCAGAAACTTGGAATATTGTTTCACCACCATAATAGGTTGCACCAGAAATTCCACTAGTTGAGAGATACGAGAGAGTAAGTTTTGTTGCGTATTCTTTTCTCTTTGTTTCAACTTCATCGACTTCTGTGATACCAGTTTTAATTTCTTCTCCGCTATATGTGAAGAGTTCACAACTCAAGCTATATGTTGTCAATTTTCCAAATTGATAGAAAGGTCTTTCGTCTTCTACGAAATTTATCTCAAACAAAGAACCAGAAATAGGCATATAAACTAAGTCACCTTCTCTCGGTCTTGTTATATTACCAGTTCTATTTGTGACTTCTTGTTTGAATCTTGTTTTGGATAATTGTAGCGAAACTCTGTCTGTTATTGCTATACCGAACTTTGTTGCAATGTCCTTATCACCACCGAACTCTTGGACATTTTCAATATACATTTCAATGGTATATCCAGATGTAAATTTACTTTTGGTATCTTCCCCAAAGATATCATCCTTGTTGAAATATTCTCTTGGAATATAAATCATATCCCTACCAGTGGCCTTAATGGTTTCAATGGTAAGGTCATCAAGTAATTTAAATTCAGCGTAGCTGTCTTTGAAGAATGGATTCGTTGCCATGTTTTATCCAACTGAAAAATCTATTGGTAATTCGTGACTCAATAGGAACTCATTTTCTACTGCTAATATTTCCTGTTGAGCTTCTGCGTATATCTGAGCACCCTTGAGCGTGATACCACCTGGCAATTGAACTCCATCGTACTTTGCCATGTTTGCACCCCACTGACGCTTTATCAATGCGGTTACATATTTCTTTAGTAATCTGTCGTTGTAGATTTCTGTATATAATTCTGGATTGAGTAATACATATGCCTCTATTATTGCATATGTACCAGCAACTACATCAGACATCGTTCCATCTAAATGTAGTCTGTTTGTGACTTTACTAAATCTTATTTGTTTTTCTGGTTGAAAAAAATCCTGAATCAGTTTTATATATCTTTTTGCAGAATCATAACTTGCAAGACCCATTGATGGAGTACCCGCAAGACCTCTATTGATTCCGAAGTAATCAGTGAGTGCCAATTGATATCGAATATCGAACATATCAATTGATGTGAAGTTATTAAATTGAAATACTTTAATGACACTAAGAATATCTTGTCCTGTTGGACCATCACCAGTTGGTCCATTTACTGGACCTAAATCGTTGGTGTTGATGTATTTTCTATCAATCTCTTCTTGTGTCAGAGCGTGTGCAA